CTACCGCTCGTCGCCGCCGAGGATCGGTTTGGTCGCCGCAAGACGGCCGTAAATGGCCAGCAATCCGCCGATGGCTCCGGCAAGCGTCATGGCGGCATCCACCAGTTCGGCCTGGATATCAGCGCCGATCTCAAGGCCGGCGAGCCGCGCCGCTGCCGCAAGAACGGCAATCAGGCCTCCCCAGATGGTCTTGGACTGGTACCAGAGTTTGGCATGTTCCATGTCTTTCTCTCCTTGCTGTTTCAGAGGTTGATGATGGCTTGTGCTGATATGCCGAGCGGCACCTTGCGCCCTTTCTGCCGGACGCGGATTGCAAGCGTCGTCTGAACAGACCCGAAATCCGCCGCTTCCTCGACTGCGGAATAGATATAACTCGCCTGGTCCGTCTCGACGGTCCGGACAGCCGCGCCGTCTTTCAGCATCTCAAGCAGATAGCCCTCGGATTGATCGAGCGGGATCTCCGTTGCCTCCCAGTCGTCGGCATCAACACGGCCCCGCCGGATCCAGGACAGCACAACAGCGCCGTCCGACCGTCTGATGCCACGCAGATGAACGGGCGCTAGCGGCGTCTCTGCCCGCAGGCCACCCGCGAACTCGATAGGCCCCACCGACGGCGCAGAACCACCGATCCGTTCGGCGAGCCAGCGGAATGGCCGTCCCGCCTCCTCCGAGGACAGCCCGAGCGGCCGCACAGCCGAATCGAGCAGCACGAGGTCGGCACCGGTTGCAGCGCCCGCCTGCATGGCATCCTCGGTGCCGTACAGCGCCCGCAGCAGCCCCGTCAGCCGCCAGTGTCCCGGCGCCGTCTCCTCAGCCGCACTGAAACCGATCACCTCCAACGCACCGCTTGCGGCGCGCACCGCAATGCGGTTGGCACCGTCAAGCAGTTCCAGCCGGCCAACAGAAGAAAGCTCGCCGAAAAACAGCTGCACATGGACGGCATTGGCATGGTCGGTTACGCCAACCGGTCCCGCCGCAAGCGGCGCCGTCAGCCGTCCCAGCGTTGCCGGACGATCCAGCACCACCCGCGTGCGATAGGCCTCCCCCGAGACGGACGAGGACAGCGCGATGCGCCGCCAGGGCCGCACCAGGCCGGCGACGCGGGCGAAGCTTTCGCTCGCCTCCCCGTCGATCCGCGGCAGGTCAAGGAACACCAGATGCGGCGAGAAACCGGCACCGGCGGCGTTCTGCACCGCCCGCCCGTCTCCCGTGCCGACCGTCGCTGCCGGCCGCGCGGATCCGATCTCGCGCATCTGCAGCTTTATCGCCTGCCCTTCCTCGATCCGCGTCACCTGAAAGCGTCCCTGCGGGCCGCTTGGCAGGGTGACGACATCGCCCGGTTCCAGTTCCAGCATGCTCGGACTGACGCTGCATTCGAGCTGCCGCCGCCCGATCCGGTGGTCGCGCAGCATGGCTTCAGCCGCATCCAGCGCCGTCTCCTCGTCAAGGCAGGCCGACAGGTTCAACGCCAGCACCCTGCTGCTGCCATCCGCAAGCCGGCGCGAGCGAACGCTCGCCTCCTCATAATCCATCGCGGCATCGGCGAATGTCAGCACCGCCTCGTCTGCAAAGTCGCTGTCATGGCCACGCGTCTCGCGCCACAGCGGCTCGCCCTCGATATCGGCCAGCACGTCGAGCGCACGCGCCGGCATGCTGGTCCGGTCACGCGAACGAAAGACAATCCGCCCGGCTTGCTCCACCGCATCAAGCCGGAAGGCCGCCATCAGAGGTTCAAGCAGGGATCGAGCCGATGTCACCTCCGCCTGCACATAGCCGTCCAGGTCGCCGGTCACCTGGCTCACGTCGTAATCGTAAAATCCATGGTCCCGCAGGATCGCCGCGATCACCTCCGCCAACGTACCGGCTCCCAGCCTGCCGTTCAGCCAATGCCCGGTCGCCCAGTTGCCGCCGTCGCTCCACAACTCGCGATTGGCGGGAAAGGCCGGATAGGGCCGCGCGTCGAAACTCCAGAGATAGATGCGCTCGGGATCCACCATCCCGCCCGATGCCGCCCCCCAGTGATCGAGGCTCGCTTCCAGGAAACGCCGCTGCTGGCTCGCCGACCTCTGGCCACTGGAGAAATAGGGCAGCGCATTTTCCGAGGACTTGCGGTCGGGAAAGACGTTCGGCTGGCCCGCCCCCTTGTCGACCGCCGGACAGCCGAGTTCGGTGAACCACACCGGTTTCATGCCCGGCACCCAGGCCGTCGGTGCCGTCAATTCCACCCCGTTGCGCCGCTCAAAATGCGGATTGCCCCACCAGGCAGCGATATCCTTGTAGCGAAACACCCAGGGCTTGCCCGCCGCGCCATCACTGATCGGCGTGCGGATGCGCGCCTCCCGGTCACCGCTGCTGGCATAGAACCAGTCATAGCCTTCGCCAGCCGCAACCTGGCTGCGCATCGCCTGGCGATCGTCCGCCAGCCGAAATCCATCAGGGTTTGCCTGGTCGAGATCGGCATCGCGCCAATCCGACAGCGGCATGTAGTTGTCGATGCCGACAGCATCGATGGCAGGTTTTGCCCAGAGCGGGTCGAGATGGAAATAGACATGGCCCGATCCATCCGCCGGCTGATAGCCGAAATACTCGCTCCAGTCGGCGCCATAGCTGATCTTCGTGCCTGTACCGAGGATTGCACGAACATCGCCGGCGAGTTGCCCAAGCGCCGCCACGAAGGGAAAACCATCAGCCGCATCCCGCAGCGTGGTCAGTCCGCGCAGTTCAGAGCCGATCAGGAAGGCATCGACCCCGCCTGCGGCTTGCGCCAGATGCGCATAATGCAGCACCATCCGGCGATAGCCTTCATCTTCTCCGGCATAGGAAACCACGCTCCCATCGACGGAAAAATCCGACGCCTCGGCGGAACCGGTGAAGGCCGCAACCTGTGCAGCGGCCGCAGCCGTCCGGTCAACCGTACCAGGCCGGCCAGGTGCGGGATGGCAGGTCACGCGCCCGCGCCAGGGATAGGCCGCCTGCTCGGCGCCGCCATAGGGGTCCGCAAGCCCGTTGCCGGGAGGAATATCCATCATCACGAAGGGATAGAGCGTCACCTTGAGCCCGCGCGCCTTCAGATCGGCAATCGCCTGGACGACACTCGCATCGTCAGGCGTGCCGCCATAGGCCGGTCCGCCATCGTGCTGGCTCACCACATGCGCCAGCGCCCGGTCGATACCTGCAACCCGCCACGGCCTGCTTTCGTCACCCCGAAAGGGCACCTCCACGCCCGGCCGGATGCGGCAGTCTCCCGCCCTGAGATCCGTGCCGAACCAAGCCACCACCAGCGCCACGTGCTGCAGATTGGGGCAGACCGCCTGCAGCTCGTCCATCGCAGCATGCCAATCGGTCGCCGCGGTCAACGTGTTGCGGTTGATGTTGCGGGCGCTTCCGGCGCCAGTCGTCTCGGTGATGACATCGGTCGCATAGCCATGCTCGGTCGCGCCGGGGATCATGGTGATGGCCCTCACCCGCCCTTCCAGATCGTCGACCGTGCGGATCACCTCGAATTGCAGCACCGGGATGCGGTTGCCATAGGCTTCCAGCGGCAGTCGCTCGAACACGACATAGGCAAGCCCGCGATAAGCAGGCGCGTTGCCTGATCCCTGTTTTGCCTCGATCAGCGGGTCCGGCAGTTGATCGCCGGTGCCTCGATAAACCCGCATTTCGATCGCCGTCTGGTCGATCTCCCGCCCATCGGACCAGACGCGTCGGAGACCGGCAATCGGTCCCTCGCAGAGGGCAAGGGCGAAATTGGCATAGTAGCGAAAGCTCTCGACTCTCGCGCCACCGGTCGCCTTGGCACCCGCCCGCTCGACGCTTGCCACTTCCTCGAAGCGCGTCGCCCAGATCAGCGTGCCCCCGACCCGCATGGTGCCATAGACGCGCGGCACCGCCGTTCCTTCGCTGGCTCCGGGAATGCGCGCCGTGGCGAGCCTTGCACCCGACACCGTCCGCGTCCCGCCGATCAGGGCCCGATCGACGGCATTGCCGATGAGCGCGCCCGCCGCCCGCCCGACTATGGCGCCCACAGGCCCCAACAGCCCACCAAGCCCCGCACCCGCCGCCTGAAACAGGATCGTCGCCATCAGCAACCTCTAATATCAAAAGACGCGAGCCGACCACTTGTCGCCCGCTTTAATTGCGCTTTAGGATGTGGGGAGTTGACATCAAAAACAGCGCGCGCCGACCCAGCCAGCGCATCGGTGAGGATAGGCCGCACCGACCTTGGTAGAGGCCCTGCTGTCAACTGTGGAGGATGCCAAAGCAATTCCAGCAAAAGTGCGAAGCGGTTTTGCGTCCGGAATTGCGTAGAGCAACAATAATACCGGCCTATGCCCTTTAGCGTCGTGCTTACTGTGAGAAAGACCCGGACGAGCTGGTCAGTAACCGTCCGGGTCACATTCTCAAGATAGGCATTCATGTGGGCGGGGTTGCACCCCCGCTCACCACTTCACGACTATAGCCTATCAGGCGAAAAACGCAACTTGACGAAACAAGAACCCCTGCCGCGTCTTCACGCGCCTACCGCTTGCCACCCGCTACAGTTGCGCTCTAGGATATCGAGAGTTGACGGCAAAAACAGCGCGCGCTGACCCAGCCAGCGCATCGGTGAGGATAGGCCGCACCGACCTTGGTAGAGGCCCTGCTGTCAATTGTGGAGGATGCTATGACGCCATTGCCGTTCAGCATCGTGCTTACTGTGAGAAAGACCCGGACGAGCTGGATAATCTCCGTCCGGGTCACATTCGCTAAGTAAGCATTCAGGTGGGCGGGGAGGCAACCCCGCTCACCACTTCACAAATATAGCCTATCGGTCAAAAAATACAATCGGAGCCCGAGAGCAACCGTACCGGATTGCGGTCGGCAATCATATCGACGGTTCCGGAAACTGATAGCATCCCGCCACCCGCCGCCGGTAGCCCTGCACCAATGCCGCGCGGATCACGCCCGCCTGCTCATAGGCGTGGATGAAATACCCATCCTCATCCAGGATGCCCGCATGCTTCACCGAAAACTGCGGTCGAAAGCGAAACAGCAGCAGGTCTCCCGGTTCGGCCTCGCCAAAGCCCGATAGAGGCCGAAAATGCCGCGCCGCGGTGCTCAGCAGCCGCTCCTCCCCAGGTCGCTCCGCCCAATCAGGCGCATAGGGCGGCGCGGTTTCCGGTTCATCGCCGTAAAGCTCGCGCCAGATGCCGCGCACCAGTCCCAGGCAGTCGCAGCCCACGCCCTCGGTCGATCCCTGGTGGCGATAAGGCGTGCCGATCCAGCGGCGGGCAATGACCAGCACCCGTTCCCTCGTGTCCGTCATGGGTAAAGCGGGCTCCCGTCATGCAGGGTCTCGCCGTCCGCATAGGAATAGGCGAAATCACTGCCAGGCATATGGGGAAAGCCTCGAAAATTCACCTGGTTGGAAAACCGGTCCCGGCAGGTGGCAAAGGCCTTGTCGCAGCCCACCGACACCACCAGGGCGTCGCCAACCTCAGGCAAGATCGGCAGCGGCAGCCACAACACCAGTTCGGTGCCGCCGGGAGTGCTAAGGCTGGTCTCGACATCGGTCGCCAGCCCCGCGCAGGGACCGCTCGAAAAGGTGAGCGACCCCGAGCGAAAATGCCCCGGCCCAAACCCGCCGAGCCCCGAGACCACGATCCGCCCGCTGTCCTGCACCGAAACGACTGCCGCGTCGGCCCGCCGTCCCGCCACCGTCATCGCCACCCCGCAGAGGGCGTCGCCCAAGGCGGCGTCGCAACGCCTGTTGTAAATGCGACCCTGTTCCCGCGCCAGGCGGTGGGACAGGCTGCGCAGCTCCGCTGAAAACTGTCCGGACTGTCGCGTCACCTCGCCGATTTCCTGCACGGCGATCAGCAAGTGCTGGTCGGGCGCCTGCCAGTTGACCCGAAACACCTCGACGCGCGCGCCGTCAAAGCGGCCGCCGGCCAGATCCGCCTCCGAGATCGCGTCACTCGAAAACCCGCCCGCCACCTCGCTGGTATCAGCCGCCAGCCCGGCGGCGCTGCCGGCCTCGCTTGCGGCAAAACCGCTTGCCGCGCGAAACCAAGTCCCGGCAAAGGAAAGATCGCGATCGTGTTCGGTGAAGCCCAGCACCTGCCCGTCGCGGCGCGTCACCCGCCAGCACAGGCACAGCGTCGTGACATCGCCCTGGAGATGGGCCGCCAGATCACTCGGAAGCACTCTCATGGCATGATCTCCACAAGCGGAATTGTCGGAATCCGCCCGGCGTTGAAGGCCTGGAGGCTGATATCGATGCGTTCGGTATCGAAGCGCACCGGCACGTCGAACTCGAAACCGGCCGTCACCGCCGCTCCCGCCGCCGGAACTGCACCCGGCCCAAACGTCACCCGTCCGGTCGTCGCATCCAGCGAAAACTGCCCCGGGCCAACCGCCACACCGCCGACCGCCAGAACAAGGCTTCCCGCCACCGGTTTGGCAATCTCGCGGCGAAAGCCACCACCGGCATCGCCATAGGTCTTGGCCAGTTGAAACACCGCCGTCACCCCGTCGCCGGTCCCAATGACCTGGTCCAGCCGGTCCGGCGCGATCCCCGGCGGCGCCGAGGACCAATCCACCGGATCGCGAAAGCGAAACCCATAAAGCCCGCCGCCCCGCGCCTCGAAGAAATCGAGCACCTCATAGAGATCCGCCACCGAACGCACGCCAGACCCGGCATCATAGGCTCGCCGCGAGCCAAAGAACCTTGCGTTTCTCACCTCGCGCCCATTGGACAGGTTGACGATATCCACCCGCCGCACCGGCCCGCCCGACGTGGTCAACGACAAGCGCAAGGGAAACCGCACCTCGTGAAAGGTAGTGGGCATGGATGTGCTCCTAATGGGGGGTGTTTTGATGGGAATGGCGAGCAGGCCCTAGGACGTGTGAACATTTACCCGATCCACAAGACGATAGCTGCGGTTGTGACGACTGCGGGATAGTTTCGTGCGGCTATCTCGAAGCGCGTTGCAACCCTTCGGAATTGCTTGAGCTTGGAGAAGTAGCATTCGATGAGGTGGCGCTGGGCGTAGAGGTGTCTGTCGAGCGGGTATGTCCTGGCACGGGATGGATTATTGGGGATCACCGCGATAGCGCCTTTGTCAGCAATTGCATCGCGCAGGCGGTCGCAGTCATAGGCGGTGTCGGCCATGACGATATTGGCAGGCAGACACTCGACCAGGGCATCGGCCTGTGGCGCATCGCCCTTCTGGCCTGCAGTCAGTGTAAAGCGGACCGGGCAGCCGAGACCGCGCGCCACCATATGTATCTTGGTGCTTAGGCCGCCACGAAAGCGGCCAAGGGCTTGATCTTCAGCAACTTTTTTGCGCCGGCGGCGTGCTGGTGGGCGCGGATGATGGTGGAATCGACGATCAGGTATTCGAAGTCCGGATCATCAGACATCGCCGCAAACATGCGCCACCAAATACCCTTCTCGCTCCATCGGCTGAAGCGGCGGAAGACACTGTTCCTCTCGCCGAACACCTCCGGCAGATCACGCCAGGGCGAGCCGGTCCGCACGATCCAAAGCACTGCTTCCACAAACATCCGATTGTCGCGGCCTGAAGACCCCCGGGTGCGATCGTCACCAATGATGTGCGGCGATATCCGCGCCCACTGATCATCCCGAAGGATCAACCGGTCCAATACACCCATGACTGCCTCCAAAAGACAGTCTTGAATCTGATTTGCTCAACTTTGGGAATCCCAAGTGTCCACACGACCTAGAGGATGTATGCCCCGGGGCTAGGCCAAGGAAATCGGTTGCTTCGTGTGCACCGAGGGCCCTGCAAGCCCGGTAGCCAACGCCGCTTTGGCGCTAGACCTAATCTCGATGTATCTTGGGGTTCCGCTTCCCCGATCTGGTAATGAAGAACAGCAATGCAGCAACAACGGCTGCTAAGGCGACTAACTGGGTAAATTCAGACAAGGCAATGGCGCATCCCCAACTGTCGTCGGGATCGTTGCAGGCAATGATGGCGTCGAAACACCTTGTTGCAACCGCAAGACCGAGAACTAGCAGCAACGCGACGCCGATCACCAAATTCAGACGAAGTAACATTTTGAGCATAGCCTGTTGTAAGCCGAGATAATGCCGACCACAATGACTGATCGGGGGTGAAGCTACATTGCTACTTCCCCCGATGGCAAAAATACCGACCGCTGACGATACCAATCTTTGGAACAAGATATAGCGGGCTTCTCCACGCCCCCTCACAAATTCCTCTGCCCCCGTCCCACGCTCCTGGCCAGCATCGCTGCAATCTGTCCCTCGCTCTTGCGGAAGCCTGCGACGTCGGTGGCCGTCACGTTGAAGGTGATGTTCGGTCCGCCGCCGCCGGTGGCTGCGACGCCGAGGGAACCGTCGGCACCGCGGCTGAGCGGCAGGATTGCCTCGGGCCCCGCCTCGCCCATCAGGCCGGTTCCGCCAGCCAGGGGAAAATAGCCCGGCTCGCGCACCACGCCCCCCTTGGCAAAGGGCGTCACCCCGCCGCCGATGCCGGACAGAAGTCCGCCGACAGCGCCGGAAAACAGGTTTTCGAGCGGCTTCAGCCCGGCCGACAGCGCAATCGAGGCCAGCCGGTCACCGAGCTTCCGCAGCGTATCGTCAAGGCCGCGCCCGCCCACCGTTGCGGAGGTCAGGGCGCCGGTCAGCGCCCGGCCCACCGCCTTCGATCGCGTTTCCAGGTCATCGAGCGTGCTCAGCGCCGCCCGTGCGTCAAGCTCCACCGTCACGTCGCGCAGTGTGTCGTCGTCCATTGCAGATCCTCACGTCTCGTCGGGAAAGGCGGCCATCAGCCGCTGCAGCGCGCCGCGGTCGAACGCGCTTGCGGGTGCAAAACCACCAGTCAAGGCGCAGAATTCAGCTGGCGTCAGCGCCCAGAATGCTTTCGGCTCCAGCCGCAGGAGAAACAGCCCGGCATGCATCACGCGCGCCCAGGGAAAGGGTCTTGGCCCCGCTGTCTCGCCCGCGGCTCTCAAGGGTTTGCCGGCGGCGCTCCGCCGCCTGCATCGGCGCCAGCGCCGAAGGTCACCGCCAGCAACCGCGTCACGAGGTCGGCCGCGCCGGCCACCCCGCCTTCGATCGCCATCTCGGCCACGTCCTCATCGGCAAAGCGATTGCCGCCGCCGCGCAGGCCGGCCGCGATGATGCGGATCAGATCGGCGGATTTCATCCGGCCGGCCGAGAACCGCGCCGCAAGTTCCAGCAAATTGTCGGCGGCAAAGGCGGTCTCCAGTTCTGCCAAGGCGCCCAGCGTCAGGCACAGCACCCGGCGCTCGCCGTCGATCAGCGCCTCCACCTCGCCGCGATGCCGGTTGGCGCGGGCAATGCCCGCAACGACCCCCATCACACGGCTCCGAAGGTCAGCGCGCCGGCCGATTCCAGCGATAGCTCAAACGTGAGTTCGCCGTCATGCTGGCCGGCATATTCCAGCGCCGTCACCTGGAAGGGGCCGGTCACCGTGCCGAAATCGGGGATCAGCAATTGCCAGGTCAGGATGACAGAGCCGAAAAAGGCGGCCCGCACCAGCGCGTCGGAGGCCTGGTCCTTGAACAAGCCGCTGCCGGAAACGGAGGCGCGCTGAACGCCGGCTCCGCCCAGAAGCTCGCGCCAGCGCCCGGCGCTTTCCGCATCGGTCACATCGACCGCCTGCGCGTTGAAGGCGAGCCGGCGCGAACGCAACCCCGCAACCGTCACATAAGCGCTCCCGTCCTGCAGCTTCAGCAGCAGGTCCTTGCCCTTTTGAGCCACCATCCTGTTATCCTTTGCTTGAGATTTTTTAAGGTCTGCCAAGACCTTGGCCGCGCCGCCCAAAGCGCCATTTTCCGAGAGACTAGGTGCAATCCCGTGACGAACAAATGGTCGACCAACCAGCCAGGTGCAAACGTGCGCAGAGGCCAGGACTTTTCTCCTACTGCCTACTGCCCACTGCCTACTCGCTACTCGCCCCACTCCACCACAGCGCGAAACCGCATCTCCGCGACGAACAGCGCCGTCTTCGCCTCGCGGCGGCTCAGGGTCCGGCGGTGCCGCAGACTGACCAGTTCGGCCGCTTCAAGCTCCAGCTCCGCCTCATGCATTAGGCCGCGTACGGCATCGGCGGTCATCTCCGCCTCGCGCCTTGAGATCGCCGACCAGGCTTCCAGCACTAGCGTGATCTCCAGCCCGTCCTCGCTGCCGGTGGAAAAATCCGCAGTCTCAACCGATCCGATGACCAAATAGGGCATGTCGATACGCCCCAGCCGCCGGTCGTGAATGCCGCCGCCGGCCAGCGCCTGCAGCCCCGCATCGCCGGTGAGACGGGCATGCACCGCCTGCAGAAGGGCATTGACCGGGCTCATCGCCTCTCCTCCACGCAGTCACACACCAGGTAACGTCCGGTTTCGTCGGGGTCGCGCCAGCTCTTCACCACGAGGCGCCGAATGCCGCGGCGAAAGCGCATACCCGCCTCGATATCCCGGCGAAAGTTCAGCCAGACCCGGTGGGAGATGGAAAACACCTCGCCGCCCGCCCGCTCCTCGAGCGTCACGGAAACAGGCTCGACCCGCACCCAGAGATCGGCGACCGCCTCATAGCTGATACCGGCGCCACCCTGCCCGTCCGACGCTGTGACCGGCCGTTCCAGGCTCAGCCGTGCCGTCATCGCACCGGCATCAATGACCCCAATCGAAACATTTGGCGTCACCATGTCAGAGCCTCCGGCGCGCATGCGGCGCGATCAGCCGCTCATAACCCTGGGGTATGGCAGCCGGCTGGTGCTCCAGCGGCACCGCGCCGCGCCAGGCAAACATCAGCGCCACATGCATCAGCATGGCGCGTTTCAGTCCATCCGGCACATCGGCCGCGGTCTCGCCAAAGCCGGCAATGAAATCCACCTCGATGCCATTGAGGGTCCGGCCCGGATCCGGCGCCTGCGGCAACCACAGCCGCGCCGGCCGCGCCACCCCATCGAGCAGATGCCCGTCGAGGGGGTGCGTCCCCGCCTCCCCGTCCCCGTCATAGACGGTGACCGCCTGAACCGAGATTACCGGCCCGCGCCCGATCTCCAGCACGCCGGATTTCGGCCAGCGGTCGAGATAGAGCCGCAAACCCCGCGCCATCAGGCAGAGCCCGGTCTTCGTCTCCAGATGCTCGCGCGCCACGCGGATCAGGCTCGCCAGCAGCGCATCCTCATCGTTTGCGTCAAGACGCAGATGCGCCTTCACCTCGGCAAGCGTCAGCGGCTCCGCCAGCGGCGGATTGATTTCGGCATAGGTCATGGGGGCTCCGTGGGTGGGTGGAGTGGAAATATCCTGCCGTGGCAGATCAGGGCGGATATCCGATATTGTGGACAATCAGCCCGAGGCAGGGCTTTCGGCGAGATTGAGTTTCGGGTTGGCCGCCAGTTTCGCTATCGAAGAGCGGCTTGCCACTGTCATGCACATTGGCATTCATGAACCGGGGCAGAGCTGGATGACGTCGCGCGTATTTCACTATCATCTGGCCGCGCTGGCCTGTTTTCTCGGTTTGTCGATATGGCGAAATTGGGCACCATTCATCGAGCCCCGATTCTGGGCGGAAGAGGCGCAGATCTATCTGCATGCGGTTCAGCACGCGGATTGGGTTGACGTCCTGAGCTTCACGGCAAACTCGAATTACCAACTTGCCGCCAATGTCTTGGCCAAGCTGTCGACCTACGCCCCGCTCGTCTATGCCCCATTCGTCACCACCTATTTGTCGGTGGCGGTCGCCTCAATTCTGGTCGTGGTCGTTGCCCAGGTGGCGATTGAGCGCGGCGTTCACCCGCTGCTGCTGCTTCTGGCCGTCGGTTGCCTGGCATTGGCGCCGATGTCCTATGAGGTATTTGCCAGCGCCACCAACATACAGTGGTATTGCGGTGCGATCGTGCTGATGCTTCTCGCCCTGCGGCTGCAAAGCCGTCGATGGGTGGTTTTCGCCTGCGTCTGTTCCTTTTTATGTGGATTGAGTGGCCTGCCGTCGGTCATCCTGATGCCCGCATTCATTGCGGTCGGCGTGGTGCGAAAGTCGCGACCACATCTGCTGCTGGCGGTCATCCTGCTGGCATGCGTGGCCGTGCAGGCCTATGTGCTCCTTGCGACCGGAACAGGCGGACGACAATTCACCACATCTGCCCGATTGCTGCTCCTGCCCGTTGCCCTGCACTCAATGCTCGGTCTCGTCATGACGCCTTTCGTGGTGAAAGCAATCGGCACGGTGGCGCTCGACTGGCCCAATTTCATCGCCATAGGCATGCTTTGCGCGACCCTGACGCTCGTCCTGATCCGCTCTACCGATTCTCGAAACAGGATCGACGTCGTGTTGATCCTTGCCGCCGGCATCGGCGCAGCGGTGGTACAGACATTCGGAGCCTTGGGAGACCCGTATTTTCTGCTCGGCGGCGAGGCCAATGGCGGTCGCTATTACCTCGTCAGCACCTCAGCCCTTATCCTCACCATCATGCTCGCCAGCGTGCATAGGCCCCGTGCGATGGCCTGTGTCCTCGGTCTCAGCCTCCTGGTGCAAGCGGTGGCGAGTTACTCCCCGGCCTGGCGCCTGTTCAACACGGGCCCCGCCTGGGCCGAAGAAGTCGCGAAATGCCAGGTGGATCCGTGTCAGCTCGTGGTGTGGCCGGGCATGCAGGTCAGCCTCTCGCCGAGCGCGTTCCCTCACTAAGCACGGGCCGCGCCCGCCCCCTCACGCCCCGTTCACCCGCCCCAACACCGGCAGCGGCAGCACCGCCCCAGGCGTCACGAACAGCATCTCGCCGCTTGCGGGCACCACGGATGTCAGCCCCGTGATATTCACCTGATGGGTCACCAGGACAACGGGTCCTGTCGGCTTCAGGCCCACGATCCAGCGGTGCAGCGCTTCAGTCTGCGGCCGGCCATCTTCCGGATTGCCGAAGAAGGAGTTGAGCAGCGGCTGTTCGGTGACTGGTCCGAGATCCAACCCGCTCGCGGTGTCCAGGCAGCGGCACCACTGGCTGGAAAACACATCCGCCCTGGCAATGCCGTTTGCACGAAACAGCGCTCCGATCCTGGCGGCTTGCGCGCGTCCTTCTGCCGATAGGTTGCGCTGGGTCGAGCAAGCCCCAAGCTTGAAGCCTTGGGGATCGCCGGTGCCCGGCGCAAGCGCGTGGCGCATCAGCACGATTGCCCGGCCCGCTTGCGCCTCGCCCCAGAGATCCGGCGCGGCAAAAGCGCTTGTGGCCAAGCCCGCCAGGGATAGTGAAAGGAATTCCCGCCTCAGCATCGCCGTCTCCCGCAGTATGTAACCTGATATCGACAGGTTACGCGCGGCGAGAGACGGCAGTTCATCGGCAGCCTGTCACATTCCCGGGAGCATCCTACTCCCTACTCCCTACTCCCTACTCCCTACTCCCTACTGCCTACTGCCTCCCTCTCCCCCCATCACGCTGCCGCGAACTTCACCAGCTTGATCGCCTCGTAGTTCTGCACCCCGCCGCCCACGCGCTTGGTGGTGTAGAACAGCACATAGGGCTTGGCCGAATAGGGGTCGCGCAGCACCCGCACCCCGGCGCGGTCCACCACGAGATAGCCGGCGCGGAAGTCGCCGAAGGCAATCGCCAGGGCATTAGCGGCGATGTCGGGCATGTCCTCGGCCTCGGCGATCGGGAAGCCCATCAGCGCCGCCGGCTGGCCGGCCGCGGCCGGCGGCTGCCAGAGATAGTTGCCGTCGGCGTCCTTGAACTTGCGGATCTCGCCTTGGGTCTTGCGGTTCATCACGAAGCTCGCATTCTGGCGATGGCCCGCCTTCAGCGCATAGATCGTGTCGACCAGCACGTCGGAGGGGCCGCTTGCGGCAAAGGCGCCGGCTGATCCGGTGGCGCGGTAGCCTATCGAGCCCCAACTCCAGGCGCTGTCGGCAACCGTGGAATAGGACAGGAAGCCCTTGGGCTTGTTCACCCCGTCGCCGGAGACGAAGGCTGCCCCCTCCTGTTCGGCAAAGGCGATGTCCACTTCGCTGGAAATCCAGGCCTCGACATCGACGGCAGCATCATCCAGAAGCGCCTGGGTGGCAGCCGGCATGGCATAGAGTTCCATGGTCGGGAAGGAGAGTTCGGCGAGTTCGGGCGTGCCGGTCTGCGGTCGCGCGGAGGCCTCCGCCACCCAGCCCGCCGCCATGCCGGCCGGCGCGAAGGGCTTCTTCAGCACGCTGCCGGAGACCTGGCGCACGGTTGCCAGCGCCCGGATCGGCGAGACGACGGAAAGCCGCCGGCCGATTTCGCCATCGGTCTCGTCGGGCACCAGATAGCCGCCGTCGCCGGCACTTCCCGCCGACATGGCCTTGGCCTCCAGCTCGCGCAATGCACCTTCGTCGCCGCGGCGAATATAAGCCTCGAAGGCCGCCTTGTGTTCGCTGGCCTCGATGGCGGCGGCCCCGCCGCGCGAAAGCGCCGGCCGCATCTTCTTCAGGACCAGCTGGTCGAGCTGGCGGGCCTGCTCGTCGATCGCCTTGTTGATGCGCTCCACCTTGTCGCGGGTCACCACGTCGGAGGAGAGCTTCTTCTCGATCTCGTCGAGCCTCGTGTCATTGGCGTCGCGAAAGGCCTCGAAGGCGGTCATGAACTCGTCGAAGGCCGCGGTCATGGTTTCCGGCAGCGCCTTGATTTCGGGCGATACCAGGGAATTCGTGCTTTCTGCTGTCATTGCATGGTCCTCTGTTTGAAATTGGCATTGGCGATGGTGCGGGCGGCCCGGCGCATCGTGCGCACCAGCTCCGTTTCCCTGTCGCGGAAGAACCGCGCATGCTTGATGTTGGAAACCCGTGCCGATGGCAGCATCGGGAAGGTGACGACCGAGATCTCCCAGAGATCGGCCTCCAGGATGTGGCGGATCCCGCCCACCCCGCCGCCCTTGGCCCTCACGGTCTGGAAGCCGATCGACAGACCGTCCAGCGCGCCGTTCAGCATCAGCGCGCGCACTTCCTGCGCCCGCTCCACGCCCGGCGCCAATCGGCCCTCGACATAAAGCCCCCGTCCATCCTCGCGGATCGTGGTCCAGGCGCCGATCGGTTCAGCCGGATCGTGCTGGTAGAGCATACGGATGCCACCAGCCCCGCGCCGCTCCAGCGAGCGCCGGAAGGCTCCCGGCTCGATCCGGTCGCGGCCGAGATCCACCTCGCCGAAAACGCTGGCATAGCCGGAAAACACACCGCCGGCCGTCACGCCTTTGATCGTGAGGCTGGCATATTTCTGGATGAGCGAAATCCGCCCGCTGTCTGCGTGCATGGTCATGTCCTTGGTCGTTGAATGAAGTGTGTGCGGGGGCGGTCGCGAGTAGCGAGTAGCGAGTGGGGAATAGCCAATAGTCAGTAGGCAGTAGGCAGTAGCCAAAAAATGCAGGCAACCTGGCGGCAACCCTGACACCCGTATTGGCCGAGCGGGCGCGCCCAGCCGATCTCCCCACTCGTGGGGGAGATGGGCGGCAGCCCAGAGGGGGGCGAGCTTGTTCCGCCGGTCTTCGCGATGCCGCCAGCAAGCAGAAGAGTTCGTCAACATCCAATAGCCATTCGGCAGTAGGCGAGAACTCCCAACAGCCCGTTGGCAACCCTGACACCCTTATTGGCCGAGCGAGCGCCCCCAGCCGATCTCCCCACCTGTGGGGGAGATGGGCGGCAGCCCAGAGGGGGGCGAGCTTGCTCCGCCCGGTCCAGACAACCTGCAGCAAACAGGACCGATAGGACTTCCATCCTACCCCTACTCCCTATTCGCTATTCGCTACTCGCTAACCCCCTACTGCCTACCCCTTCCCACCCCAACGCGCCGCCACGCGCGCCAGGATCCCCAGCGCCCACCAGGCGCAGAGGCTTGCGAGCGCCGAGCCGGCCAGCATCACGTCGCTGCCGGAGAGGTCGCTGTCGAGGTCGAGTGTGCGGGCGAGCCACAAGCCGGTCGGCCCGCCGAAGATCAGGCCCGTGGTGACGCCGGTCACGAGCCGACCGGCCGCCTCGCGGCGCCCCTCCGGCAAGAGATAGATCAGCGAGATCGCCGAGCCGGCGAAGGCCCCGGCGATCCGCGCGCCCCAAAAACCCGCATCGGGTCCAAGTTCGCTCATCACGACCTCCTTTGTCTCAGGGGCGGGCGTTTCCAGCACCGGCTTCTGCAGGGCCTGGCGCCGCCGTGCCGCTTTGTCCTGCCGCATCAGTAGCCCACCGCCTCGCGTTTTTCGGCATCGGTCAGGAAGCTTGCCGCACCCAGCCTCGCCCACAGCGCATCGCGCTCGACCACCAGCCCCGAGGCCCGGTCGAGATCCGGTTCCAGCCTGATCTCCTCGCCATAGAGCCCGGAGAGAAAACCGGAGAAACCGGCCGCCGTGCGGCCCACCAACGGCAGCACCGTCAGCCGCCAGAAGGCGCGGTTGGCCTCCTGGTAGTTGGCATAGGTATTGTCGCCGGGAATGCCGAGCAGCATCGGCGGCACGCCGCAGGCCAGAGCGATATCCCGCGCCGCCCCGTTCTTCGCCTCGACGAAATCCATGTCCTTGGGCGAAAGGCCCATGGCCTTCCAGTCCAGCCCGCCTTCCAAGAGCAGCGGACGCCCGGCGCGCATCGGCCCGGTATAGCCGTCGTCCAGTTCGGCCTTCAGCCGCTCATATTGATCGGCCGAGAGATTGCCGCCCTCCTTCGGCTGGTAGACCAGCGCGCCGGAGGGACGAGCGGAATTATCGAGCAGCGCCTTGTTCCAGCGCGCCGCCGCATTGTGCAGGTCGAGCGCCATCTGCGCCGCCGCCAGCGGCGAAAAGCCCAGGTGATCGTCCAGCGGGTGGAACAGTTTCAGGTGCATCAGCCGCCCGCTATCGGCAGCAATGCGCCGCGCCGCCCCGCCCGCGCGGTAGTCATAGGCGCGCGGCCAGCCATCCGTGCCGGCCACCACGCTCACCCGGTCGGGCCGCAGCAGATGCAGCGCCCGCGGCTGCTCGCCCGGCACCAGCGCCTCGACGAAGGCATTGCCCGAGAGCAGCAGCTGTCCATAGAGCGCCTCCAGGAAATCGGTGCCGGAGGTCGCCCCGTTCGGCCGCCGCAGCAGGGTCAGCGCCTGGTGATCCGGCCGCTCGCCTTGGGCGTCATAGGCCAGCCACGGCACCGAGGCCCCGGCCTCGGCAATCAGCCGCAGCGCCCGGTGCGCCACCGGGTTTTTCATAAAGCCCTCGGAGGACAGCGCTGCATAGGACCGCCCCGACCAATGCGCCGCAGCCTCGCCGGAAAGCAAAGCCAGCGCCGCCCCCGGCCGGAGGGTCAGCGCCTTTTGATCGGCCAAGCGGGTTCGTCCCGGGGCATGGCCCCAGGGCAGTCGGAAGGAGAGTTTCAT